CTTGGCTGCTAAACCCCCGTCAAATAAAAATACATCACCCGTCGAGGGGCAGTGTAACAGGAAAAAACTCACACCATTACAGCGCGTATGCCCTAAATGCCAAGCAATCTGGGACTTTGATATAGATGCCTTGCCATTTTTAATTATTTTTAATTCACACCAAACCGGTACACCGTCCATGCACAAATATACATCAGGCATGCCCTCGCCGGTTCTATTCTCTATTCGCTGGAAGTGGGTCTTTTTCGGTAAACTCTGCTTCAATGAGTTCCACAGACTGCGTTCTGTCTTTGGCATCTTCGACTCTTTTCATCTCAGGTTCGGGGAATGCGTTTGGGTATTGTTTCCTGATTGCGGCGAGTCTGGCAACAATGTCATCACGCGACATGTTATCCAGTTGATGAACGTGCGTGGACTCTCGCCTGTCGATGGTCAAACCACCCAGACTGGATCGGATCTTTTCCGCATTGATGGCGGCACTGAATTGACCAGCCTCTTCAGCCGATATGGACAGTTCTTCAAATCGCTTGAGTTGATTAATCAGCGTCACGCCGTATCTGCGTTCTCTGGCTTGCCGCATGTCTTTGATCAGTTCTGGCACATCAGGGAACGATTTACCGTCAAGCAGCTTGGCGGCATGTTGTGCTGCGCTGCCTTCGGCGTAGCCAGCTTTTCTGGCGCACTCAGCGTTGGAGTATTTACCTTCGACATAATACTTAGCAAACTCACGCTGTCTGTTGGTAAGCCCAGCAGGTCTGCCACCCTTGCCTATAGTGTTTTCTGTGGGTTTTTCTTTTTTATTTTCCAAAATCAACCTCGCGCCCATCTTACTAGTGTTACAGTGATACAGAAACGATACAGCTACAACCGTTATCCAGTAAGGGTTGTATCACTTGTACCGTTTGTATCACCATTTTCAGAAAAAAATAAATTAAATCGTTTACCCGTAGAAAACATTATATGTCCTGTTATTTTTATGTTTGACCGTATGGGATATTATGCTAGGATCCTACTAGATCCGGTGATAATTGTAAAGCACCAAGGTTCAAGGTTCAAGGTAGAAGGGGTTCTCACCATGAAGCATAAATCAATTACTGTGGGCTTAGCCAGACCCAAACTACGTCATCGTGTGTTGCACATTACGATCAACAATCGTGCGTGGTTGAAACAGGCTATGTCAAAACCAATGAAGGGAAAAAAGTAATGCAAGCATATTTCATAAATCCATTTAGTCAGAACGTCACGACAGTTGACTATGACGGCAATTACGAAAGCATTGGTCGCATGATCGATGCCAGCCGTGGTTATTTCGATGTCGTGCGTCTGGATCAAAATCAAGATGCGGCCTTTGTTGATGATGAAGGTTTGTATGTTGAGAACCAGCGTTTTTGGATTCACCGCAATTATCCCCAGCCGCTAGCTGGCAAGGCACTTATATTGGGCTGCAACGATGAGGGTGATTCTACTGAACCAAAGACCAGCTTTGAAGAGTTGGTCGGTGATATCCGGTTCATTGGTGATCGGTTTGAGTTGGCTTTGCTGCACAAGTTTGTCGGGCAGATCGATGACTACCGCCCACACTTTTTCACTGGCATGAAGGAGATTGCGTGATGGCGCAATATTCAGTGGCAAAAAATGTGGAAGATCACTTAGACATGTACGAAAACATGACGCCAGAGCGTATGCTTTCAACTGCGCGTCAGTTGCAGATTATGGGCAAGCCCATTCCTGAACCGCTACAAAGACGTGCGGACAAATTTGGGCTGGACATTAGTTTGTTTGGAAAGAAAGGGGACGAATAATGGCACATATTGATTATACCGAAGATGGCAAGCCGTTCATCAGGGACGACTGGTATCTCGAAGACGTGGCGTCGGTCTGTGAGCAGATGGATGTCACGCTGACTGAAGAGCAGATGGAAGATGTCTTGCACGATATCGTTAATGGCTTTGATGCTAATCACGGCATCAGTTGGGATACGTTTGAATATGTCATCCATCAGCACAACCCTGTAGATAAGGAGTAGAGGAATGTCTGTAACATACAAAGCTATTGATCCTGATAGTGGGATCCGGTGGTGCGTCCGCATGGTGTTCATTGGGGATCAGTACGGTCTCAATCATTGCCTGACATATGGCGACAGGGAATATGATCAGGACAAGCACGATGATCCATTGATCGAGTTCTATGATATGGACTCTGGTGCGGCGGCTATCATGCGTAACACTGGCGACAAGACTGAAGCCTATCTGGCTGAAGAGTTTGGTCAGTTTGTCAGCCGCTACTATTACAGCACGTTGAAGATGCGAGATCCGCTGGGCGAGGGCGGGGCTTTGACTGACTGGTCGGAGCGTGGCCTATGTCTTGACGGCGGCGTGGATCGATGGTCGGTGTCGAGCGAGTTCATGGTCGATGCCATGGCGGCTATCAATAAGGAAATGGAAGAGCGGAAGGAGTTGCAGCATGATTACGCTTGAACTGACAGAGGTTTATCACTTGTCTGGAGAGGATCTGGATAAAATATTTTTGGTGGGTGACAGGTTCTTTGTCACCACCCGCACCATCCGACGCGGTGAGATTGAGCGCGAAGTGACCGTGATCAATGACGGCTTGTGTAGGCACGATGGGTATTTTGTTGCAGAGTCCTATGAAGATGTGCGGGACATGATCCAGAACAAGCTGATCACACGGTCATCGTTTATGGCGAGGTCACGATAATGCCAGCACAACGCGCCAAAGGTACAAGGTACGCAAAGTATCACACCAAGTTAGACAATAAGACATGGGCTAGCTTGATGAATTATGACGAGAAAGAACGTCAGCGCAACAAAGATGCATGGGCGGCGCATTGCGCTGCCCTGCCGGATGATTGTTTTGCCGATGATGTGCAGGACAGTGACCACAGTACGTATTATTCTAGAAGTTTTATGGAAGGAAGGAGACTGGATAATGAGTAAGTCAAATAGTTTTGAAGACATGACGATGGAAGAGCGTCAAGAATATTGGGCAAAGCAGCGTGGGCAGGAAGCAATGGTGCGTGAAGCCCTGCTGTTTCAAATCCGCGACAAATATCCATCGATGCTGGAAAGCGTGGAGTCACTGGTCAAGGTTGCCAACAGTATCGGCGAAGATCTTCAGTGGCACGGCATTGAGGCTGTTACCTGCGCCGATATGCACAAGCTGATCGACTCAGCCTATTCGGTCACTAGACTCTATCATTTGGATAAGGACGAGTCGGATGAGTAAGTATCTGCTGATCATGGTCACGATGACCAATTTCAATGGTGGTACGGTTAATGTGATCAGTACCCACGACACAATAAGTGAGTGCCATGTGGCACTCACCCAACACGGGTTCACAGACTCACAGATGCAAAACACCTTCTGCCTTATCATGGAAGACGGTGTGGATTGGAAGATAAAATGAGTGTACCCAGTTGGGAAACACTGATCGCGGATCTGCGGATACTGGAAGTGGATCGGGAATATGATACGCTAGGACGTATCAAGACCAAGAAGCGTTTGCGTAGCGACATAAATTTTAGGAAGGAGATAAGTCATGGGCAAGGTCAAAAGCATGATGATGGACATGGAAGATAAGTTTATTGAAAAAATTGACGGTGTCATTGGGGAATGCGAAACATGGCACGAGTTTACCAGCCGCATGGAAAGCCACATGCATTTGGTGGATCACAACCCATTGGATGAAACAATGGACGTGCTGGCTGAGTCGTGGTCACAGTACTGGGAGAAGCATCAATGATAATCAAACTGGAAGACGTGGTCGATACAGCACACGGCGTTGCAAAAGTGATTGGCATAGAAGAAGTGCGGCGCGGTGAGAAGTACGGTCACGATTGTTTGGAAGCAAACATAGGTTCGGCTGGCGATGACCGCAGGTTCAAGTATATATTTGATCTGGACAACGGGCACTGGTGTCGTGGAGTACAGATAAAAGGTAAAGTCGATGAAGGACAATAATCTACTGCATGTCGCAGAGGAGCGGCGTAGACTCATGCATGAGTTTGGTGACCTGATTTTTGAGCAGGCGGATCAAGCTGACATTGATGCCAAGTACAAAGAGTATAGGGCGATGAAGCAATTAGATAAGGATGGTGTTAGGTATGTCCCGAAGTTCTGAAACGAATAAGGTCGCGCACATAATCAATGATGCGATGGAAGCATTTGCAGAAAAGAAGCTGGATCCTGATATGGTTTCGTTCTTGCTGATGTGTACGGCCTTGTCTATGGCATTGCGTAACAATCCTGAGTCGCCGTGCACGGTAACACAAATGATGGCGTCCGCTATGGAAGCGGCTGTTATAAGCGTAATGAGTGATGATGAAGAGGAAACCCAACATTGATTATACAAGGTGATGGAAGCTGGGAAAAGCTGATGGACTACGGCAGATGTCCAAGGTGCAAGGGCGCAGTAAATCAGATCGCTAAACCACATGCAAAGCGCGAGTGCGCGTCATGTGGGCTGACGATAATTGACAACAGCGCACAATCCTATAAGATAAAGGATAATAAACTAAAACAGGAGTCTGACATGCATGAAACTAAGCTGCATGCTAACGAGGATCAGATCGCGCAAGACACCAACAAGTTGATGCCGTGGGCTGATGCTGTTTCGACAATTGAAAGTGTAATAAACGATTACTTGTACGATCCAGAACCAGTACATCACACATTAGAGTCAGAGGTGCTAGAAGCATGGAACAGGATACTGCGGGGCTAAGTCGTATCATAAGGGTACTTGACGAGGAGTACACAGAGTTGCAATCTGCGGGACTATATCGGGAAGCCGATAAGGTTTTTAAACGCAGACAAACATATGTTGATATGAGGAACGAAGCTAATGACAGACAACGTAGTGTATTTGGAACAGCCAAACAAGATTGAAGTCGTATTGGATCCAGTGCCTGTTGTATGCGAGTACGCATCAAAAATATACAAGGATGTAGTCATCTTGGGCGAAGCCGAAGACGGATCAATCAAGATGATGACCACACAAGAAGATGTAGCGGACATATTATTTTATTTAGAGTCTGCCAAGTTTTCACTTCTGGGCGGGGGGCTGCAAGAACCAGACGGCGAAGACGAAGGGGCATAACACAGACTACGAAGGGGCGCAGATGAAGTTTAATTACAAGACAGATCCGTACAAACACCAGCATGAGGCTTTGGTAAGAAGCTACGACAAGGTCAACTACGGCTATTTTATGGAGATGGGTTGTGGCAAATCCAAAGTACTTATCGACAACATGGTCTGGCTGTACGAGCAAGGCAAGATTGACACTGCCATTATTGTTGCGCCCAAGGGTGTATATAGAAACTGGCAGATATCAGAAATACCGGCTCACCTACCAACGGACATTGAACACGAGGTTTATGTTTGGACACCGTCTCCGAATAAAACCCAAGCTGAATGCCTCAAGGCTGGAATTGAAGAGCGTAAAAAGCTCCGCATACTGCTGGTCAATGTTGAAGGGTTTGCAACGCCGAAGGTCAGCAAATTTATGGCTCTGTTCACACGCGACTCGTCGTTCTTACTTGCGGTTGATGAGTCAACAACTATTAAAAACCCGAAGGCCAAAAGGACTAAGGCTTTGGTTTCGCTTGGTAAGGCAGCATCGTATCGGCGTATACTTACCGGGTCGCCCGTTACGAAATCGCCGATGGATCTATACTCGCAATGTGCCTTCATGTCCCAACGACTGCTGGGCTTTGAATCCTTCTATGCATTTCAGGGGCGGTTTGCGATCACAAGAACACAGCGGATGGGCGGTCACAGTTTTCAACAAATCGTGGGATACAGAAATCTTGACGAGCTTGCTACCAAGCTGGATACATTCTCGTATCGTGTGACTAAAGATCAAGCGTTGGATCTGCCTGACAAAATATACACAACACGCGATGTGACGCTGACCAAAGAACAACACGACTACTATATATCACTAAAGAATTCTGCCATTGCACTGTTGGAAGATGGTGAACTGGTGACAGCACCGTCAGTGATGACACAGATGCTGCGCCTACAACAAGTCCTGTGCGGGCACATAATGTCTGATGATGGTGAACTGGTAGAGTTTTCAACCAGACGCATAGACGCACTGATGGACACCATAGATGAGATGTCCGGCAAGGTAATTATATGGTCACGGTTTAGGTATGACATCAAGAACATTCAAGCCAAGCTGTCCAAGGTTCACGGATTAAGTTCCGTGGTCACATACTACGGAGACACTTCGGACGAAGACAGGCAGACAGCCGTCCGCAGATTCCAGTTTGAAGATGCAAGGTTCTTCGTCGCCAACCCACAGACCGCAGGTTATGGACTGACGCTAACAGCAGCAACGAATGTGATTTACTACGCCAACGATTTCAACCTAGAAACACGAGTACAGTCAGAAGACAGAGCGCATCGTATTGGTCAGGACAATGCCGTGACGTATGTGGATCTAGTGAGTCGAGGGACTATCGATGAGTATATTGTTAAGGCTCTTCGGAAGAAGATTGATCTGTCGGCGAAGACACTGGGGGAAGAAGCTCGTCAGTGGTTGGAGCTAACACCCCGCCGAAGTGACGGTTAGCTGCGCGTTGAGGAGCGTTGGGATGCTTGGAGAATTGATGAGGGTAAAGGTGACATTCATTAGTTTCCCTATCGACATACAAGAGTCGAACCCCAAGTTGTTGTTGGAGTTGCTTGAGAGTGCGGCTTATTACGGTTCCGTCTTTCCGGCGACTTACCGTCTTCACATCAAAGAAATGGGTTTCGCCTTCAGGCGTGAGGGCTATAAGATCCACTGGCCCCTGTTCGATGAAGGGCTGGTAGACATAGCAGCCTCGCCCAATTAACCAAGCGGCGGCAATCAGTTCAGACTGTTTGCCGTATGCGATACGATGATCTGGTCTCATTTGGTACTTGACTATCATTTCAATTATCAGATAAGGTAAGGCTAGCAGATAGAAAACAAGGAGACAATAGGTGGATACAGATAAATGGAAGTCAGTTGCAGTTTCAATTGACATATACAAGATGCTAAAAATAATGGCACAGGACACTGACAGAAGTGTGAGCAAACAAGTTGCACACATCGTTAAAAAAGAATTTAATCAACCACCCTACATGCTTGATGAAACATCTGAAGAAATATACTTGACTAAATGAATTGCAGACAATAACGTCTGCGTCCACAGCCGAAGGGCTTAAACTTTACAGTAAAGGAGAAGAGAGATGGCTGATTGGTTCCAGCTACTAGATGAGGAAGTCGATGCCCAGAAGTTCGACAGTGTAGATACGAAAGGCGCGTCGCGTCTTTCCAATCTTATTCGTGAGTCGATCAAGGCTGACGAAGATATATCTGCCGCAGAGCAGTATCTAAAAGATCTAAAATACAAAAAGCGTAAGATCAACGAAGAAGACATCCCTGCCCTGATGCATGAAATGGGTGTGGATAGTCTTGAGGTTGATGGCAACAAGATTAAGCTTCGTCAGTTTGTACACGCCCGTATCACGGACGACAAACGCGATGAAGCCTATACTTGGTTGAGATCTATTGGCGAAGGGGACATCATTAAAAATGATGTAACAGTGTCATTTCATACCGGACAGGACAATGTGGTAGGGGCAGTCGTAGACGACTTACGCACACAGGGTCTTGATCCAGTACAGAAGACTCACGTCCATCCACAGACGTTAAAGGCGTGGGTAAAGAACCGGATAGAGTCGGGTAAAGATATCGACTTTGAAACATTCGGTGTGTTTGTAGGAACTGAAGCGAAGATAAGCAGGAGCTAGAAAGATGGCTGAAACAGCAGTAGCAGAAAAAAAGTCCACGGCTGTGGCAAATATAATGGACGATCTGTACGCAAGTGCAGGCGAAGGTCTGGAGAATGTAGGCACAGAGGATATGCAGATTCCGTTTCTGCGTATATTGCAGCCTCTGTCTCCGCAGTTAAACAAGCAGGACTCTAAGTACATTAAGGGTGCTTCGGGTGGTGACTTGTTTAATACGGTGACTGGTGACCACTGGGATTCGGAAGAAGGTGTAAGCGTTATTCCGTGTGCCTATACTATGAAGTATCTGGAGTTCCAGTTACGCGAGAACGGTGGTGGATTCATGGGTGAGTTGGATCCCAACAGCCCAGATATTCGTAACACTGAGCGTGTCGGACCTAACGAAATGTTACCGTCGGGTAACGAACTTGTGAGGTCAGCGCAGTTCTTGGTGTTGGCGTTTGGTGAAGACGGCATGCCACACCAAATGATCTGCGATATGAAGAAGACCCAGATGAAGGTCGCCAAGCAGTGGAATACACGTCGCGCGGGTATGAAGATAATGCATCCAGAAAAGGGTCTGTTTACTCCGCCTATGTGGGCAACGGTGTGGAAGCTGACTTCTGTGCAGGAAAGCAACGACAAAGGATCGTGGTTCAACTACCAAATATCGCAGCGCGATATCCAAGATGTTGATCCTAGTATCGTAAGTCAAGCGCGTGAACTGTATAACCAGTTTAAAATGGGTGAGATTAAGACAGCCGCAGGCACGGCTGATGAACTGAACCGGTCTAGCACGGAAGTCGGCGACGACGTACCGTTCTAGTGTAGGGGCACTGGTCAGGGGGCAGTGCATAAACAACCCCCTGCATAACCAACATGGGGCAGACAATGAATATTGATGAACAGTTCATGGCTGCGTTTGAAGGCTTCGGCGCAGCACATGGACAGACACAGATATCTAATGAACGACGGGCTGGCAAACAGAAAGCCAAGTCGTACATTGTTAGAAAGCCACTGACATTAGACTTGATTCGGGCACACCTAGAGGGGCAAAACGGTGTTGGATCTATTCCTATTAACGAGCACAACAAGTGCAAATTTGGCGCTCTTGATATTGATCAGTATCCTTTGGATCTGGTGGCAATAGATAAAAAGCTACGCGACATGGAAGTGCCTTCTGTTGTATGCAGGAGCAAGTCCGGCGGTGCGCACATATTCTTTTTCTTTAGTGATTGGATCAGCGCAGGAGAGTTGCGTGACAAAGCGTCAGAAATTTCCGCTTTTCTTGGATACGGTGGCTGTGAAATATTTCCAAAGCAAGAACAGATTCTTGTCGAGCGTGGTGATGTTGGCAACTTTATTAACCTTCCGTACTTTGATACGGAACAAACTCTCCGCTACGCGATTGATGAAGACGGTGAACCCGCATCACTGGAAAGATTCCTAGAACTCGTTACTGCCCGATCTGTAGACCCAAATGTTTTTGTTGGTTTAACATTTGGTGAACAGGTTGACGAGTTTGCGGAGTGGTCCCCCTGCCTGAACTGTATGTTTGGGCAGGGGATACCTGAAGGTACGCGCAACACGGTGATGTTTGCAGCGGCGGTGGCATGTAAGAAAGAAAAGCCAGAAAGCTGGAAGCAGCGTCTGGAAGAAATCAACATGAAATACTGCACCCCACCTCTACCAGCTACAGAGATCGTAACGATCCAGCAGCAGCATGAAAAGAAAGACTATGGATTCCCGTGTGATCAGGAACCACTGAAGTCGTTCTGCAATAAGACTCTGTGTAAGACAAAGAAGCACGGCATCGGGTCTAGTGCTAGCAGTGTCGATGTCACGGGTCTATGTGTCGTCAAGTCTGAGCCACCTGTTTGGTTCTGTGACGTGGGTGGCAAGCGTGTCGAGCTAACAACAGACGATCTACAGACCCCACAGCGCTTCCAGAAGGCATGTATGGAACAGATACATATAATGCCACCTATGATGAAGATGGGCGACTGGCAGGTCATTGTGTCTATGATGATGGAAGACATGAGCGAGATCGAAGTGCCGGAAGAACTGACATACAAAGGTCAGTTTATGGATCTGCTTGAAGCATTCTGTGATGGCAGGGTACAGGCTCAGTCAGCCGAAGAGTTGTCGTTAGGAAAACCATACACAGACAATGAAGAGAGAAAAACATTCTTCAAGCTTGAAGCGTTGATTAAGTATTTACGCAACAACAAGTTCGACAGTTACAGTCGGGGTCAGATACAAGAGCGCCTGAAAGAACTAAACATCGACGGCACAGCCAATGGACAGAAACGATTCAACACAAGCAAAGGGGACACCAAGCCTATGCGCGTGTGGTGGGTTCCGTCGTTTGGTGCCGAGGTTCAAGTACCAAGGATCGATGTTGGAGAAAATGAGGTGCCGTTCTAATGGAAACTACAATCTTTGGACCACCCGGCACAGGCAAGACAACCAGACTTATATCAATTGTCGAGGAAGAAATATCTCGCGGCACACCACCAGACAGGATCGCGTTTGTGTCGTTTAGCCGCAAGGCCGCAGAAGAAGCGCGTAACCGTGCCGCCGAAAAGCTAAACATGAACGCAGATCAAATGGTGTGGTTCCGTACTCTACACTCTTTGGCATTTCATTCACTGGGCTTGACAACACAGAAGGTGTTGCGCGGCCCAGACTACACCAAGATAGCACAGTATCTGGGCTTAGAGTTCTCTGCTAATGCATCGGTTAATATGTCTGATGGCATACTATTTACACCGGGGCGTAGCGGTGATGCGTATTTGTCTATGATACAAATGGCAAGGGTCACCGGTCGCACACTGGAAGACCAGTTTTCCACTACAGCAGACCGCAGGTTGCACTACCAGCAACTAAAAGTAGTGGATCAGGTAGTAAAAGACTACAAGAAGGAGACGAACAAACTTGATTTCGTTGACATGATCGAACAGTTTGTAGCCGAGGGTCAAGGTCCGATGTTGGATGTCCTGATTGTAGACGAAGCACAGGACCTTGTACCTATGCAGTGGCGTATGGTGCACGATGTACTAAAGCAGAAGGCCAAGCGCATTTACTACGCAGGCGACGACGATCAATGTATATATTCTTGGATGGGCGTGGACGTGGGAGATTTCTTGCGTTCATCAGAAAATAAAGTGGTATTGGATAAGTCATACAGGCTTCCCACAGCAGTGTATGAGATAGCAGATTCCCTTGTAAAACAAATAGATATACGGCAAAGAAAAGTATGGTCGCCGACCGATAAAACTGGAACAGTAGTGTGGCATCGTGATATCCTAGATGTGGACATTACAACCGGTGAGTGGCTTATCCTTGCTCGTACAAACTTTATCGCCAACAGAATCGCAAACGAACTTAAAGAACAAGGGTTCCTGTATTGGCGCGAAGGATCCGGTTGGTCCATTTCTCCAAATGTATTAACTGGAATTGAGGTATGGCTTCGACTATGCAAGAGCAATCATTTGTCCGCAGCGGAACTGAAGAGTTTATCAACCCAATTAAATTCAACTGTTATTACCAAAGCTGGCAGGCGAAAACTTGCAGCCCTAGACCCAGAAGTAACCTACACGCTCACAGACATTCAGAACCTGTGCGACCTGAGTGCGACACCAGAGACCCCGTGGCACGAAGTGATCAAGGTCAGCGAGAAGGAGCGGATCTACATTACTTCTGTACGGCGGATGGGCGAGTCTATCTTATCGGGCAAGCCGAGGATTCGGATATCGACGATTCACAAAGCCAAAGGTGGCGAGGCGGATAACGTCGCCCTA